GCATACTGAAAAATTAGACTTTGTTTTATAATCATTATAATTGGTTTCAGAAAGATCTGCTGTTGATGTTCCGTCATGTGTAACAATATCTGCTGAATTAACAGATGCCAGGCATAATGCTTGACCATTCATGGATGCAATGGCTATCATTTCTACAGTAAGTTGGTCAGTAGAGTTATACGACACTGTATCATCAACGGTTAAGTGTGTTGCGACTTTTCCACCCCAGGAAAGTGCCTGGGCTCCTGTTGCTACTTCTGTATCAAAAAAACTACCGCCCCACTGTTGGGCACTATCTGTGTTTACGCCTACCGTTACAGTGTTTGGCACAAAATTGGCCTGATCATAGACACCAGCACCAGTGATATCTGCCTGTGGTGATGCATTATCCTTACAGTCCTGGACCAATATATAATCATCTTCAGTAATACCATGTGCTGATTCAGTTGTGAACAACACAATATTATCTTCAATCTGTAAATGGTCATCCACATCAGGTAAGCCACTGTCCCACCAGAACAGTTTAACAGCCTGGGTACTGGTATGAACGGTGACCAATAGATATCTGTATCCATCTCCCGCATCATTCGTATCTCCGGCAAACTTATCGGAGACAAAGGTGAATACATTATAGACTATATAATTACCGCTATCAACAAATGATAAACCGATAGACGGCACACCGGATGGGGTTCCCGCCCCGAATGTTTTTTCTAACTTTCCTGCCTGGATCTTGAGATTCTTAATCTCCTGTGCTACATTATCTGGAAGATCTTCAATATCAGCATTGGTTAGAACGCCATCAAAGTCCTTTATGTTAATGAAATTGGCCATTAACTAATCGGGTAATTAGGGTAGATGGGATCCACCAGTCCATTACTACTGGAGTAATCAAAAGGCAGTCCTTCACCCACTACATTCGTAGCAGGATTCTGGTTGTATTTGGCAATATACTCATAGCCCATTGCCTGTGCTGTAGCCATTCTATCTCTATTGTTGACTGTTCTCCATAGTTCTGCTTCTGCAAACTCCAGGATTGCATCATGGAAGATAGCATTTAAGTCTCCTGTGCTACCGGATGCCAGTGCAGTGGGTTCCTTGATATAATAGCAGTCCACATTGGCTGTATTGTTGTAGATGTATATCCTGCCTTTAAAAATAAAATAGACAGGTTCTGTGCCACTGAATGAGACATATCCTGTTGTAAAATCTTTAGCCATATCGAAGGATATTTTGCGAATAAAGTTACTACTGGCTATTCGTATTCCCAGGATCCCCAGTGGTCCACCAAATGGATCCGAAGCCAGGGCTCCTGCCTGGGTTGGGATAAAATAACTTTTAAAATGTGTATCTACATCGTTATCGGTAATCATAGATATTCCAGTTACCAAAACGTGAAGGTCAGTTAATAAATGTGGGTTTAGTGCCTGGATGACCTTGTCCTGGGCACGATTCAAGTACCGTTCCTTGACGGTATCAGAAAAAAGATCCCCTGCGGAATCTTCCATTCTGTCCCCTAAAATGGTTAGCATTGTTGCTGTTGTCATGTTGTCTCCAGGCTATAAAGCCCCCACCACAAAAAGGCAGGGGCTTTAAGGTTAATCAGTTACTTAATTACTCTGCACCGTGTGGGGCATAAGTAGTAGATGATTCCAATTCGCTGATCACACAATGAGCCCTACGATTCGTAATCGCAAGGTTACCATAAGTGTGAACCTTCTGCACGAAAGTATTACTCTTTGTATCTTCGATCATATCGCCTGCGGTGAATTTTGCACCGGAGTTGAAGAACATATAGAGATAGTCCGTATTTAGGAAGTACATCTTACCATCAACACCAAATGCATCAGCAGAATCATCAGAAAGGTCTTGCTGGGTGACCATATCCTGGTCAGCAATAATGTCAATGCCTCTGAAGTTCAGAGCAGTGAAGCCCATTGAGCCCATACGTTCAGACATTTTACTACCTGTCTTTCTTGGGTCAATCTCATTTTCAATAAGATCATAGATGGACTGTGGGCAAACAATTACATCAGGATTCTCACCAGAGTAACCACGAGCATTTGCAACGCCCCTTTGCAACAACTTCAAAATGTAGGTATTCTTTGAAGAATCAACCATATCGGATTGTGCAATATATCCACTTGTTCCAGCATCGGGTGAATCATCAGAGATGTTACCAGTTGAGTCACTGAAATCAGTAGCATCCAAGACAGGAGTTTTCCACCAGGCATATGAGCCAGGTGCAAGACCACCAACTGTGGATGTTTCATCACAGAGAACGCCAATAGGATTAAATGCATCGGTTGCCAAAGAAGTAGCAAAAAGATTTTCTGCAACTTTCTTCTCCAGAGATTTCTGAAGGTTTTTCACTTTAGCACTTACAATGTTCTTGACCGCCTGCGGGCTGTTCATAAGCAAGGTCTCTTCCTTCGTTAAAAGAAAATGACCTGTAAGCATTGTGGGTTGGTAGGATGCAGTCCTTGCAATTTCAGCAATGGCTGGAGTATAAGCACTGCCAAGACCGTGTTGATCTCCCCAGGCACTTGCACCACCGTCTGCATATTCTACAGGAACAACGATATCTCTACCGTTGAATGTTTTTGCCTTTGCTTTCAGCAACGCCAATAATGGATGACTTTTCTTAAAGATCTGATCATACAAAACAGGCATATAATACTGCTGAATAAGGGCACTTAATGAAGCGGAACCTGTTCCACTTACGACTATGTTAGACATTTTATGTCTCCTTTATTCGGTATGTTATGTGTTAAAAAAAGAAGCAACATCAATGTCATCATACGAAGTGATTTTACTTTGCTTATCACTCTTGACACCGACATTCTTCTGAACATTTACGGGGACAGATGGTTTTGGCTTGGGTGTAACTTCTTTAGCATTGGGCTTATCGAAGTTCATCACCTTGTATGCTTCATCCAGGGTCAGCAGTCTGCCATCCTTCTCATGTTTCTGAATTGCATAGTCCAGGACTTCCTGGGATTGCTTATCATCCAACGAGTAGGTGGTTTTCAATTCTGCCATCTTCTGCCCTAACACAAATTGTGCTTCCATCTGTGCCAGTTTTTCCTTTGTCTCTGTCAATTCAGATTCATAGGGATTCGGAAGGTCTTTATTATCCATCTGTAGGGACTGTTTGAACAGTTGCCCCGCTTCTTTACCGAGTTCATCTTCAATCGCTTCCATAAGCGTATCAGAGAAATCTTCCGACTCTTTTATTTTATCAACCAACTGCACCAAAGGCTCTACTGCCCTACGCTGATCTGCCACTGTCTGGGCCTTCTCCGTATTGGACTTGTTCCATTCGTGACGGTTATCAGCATCTTTTTTCCAGGATTCTATATCATCTTTACCGTATCTTGAGCCATCTTCCGTTTCATACACAAATGACTTATCGTCACTTGGGGATTCACTAACCGTATCGGTTTGCTCGTCAACAGTATCAGATAATTCCTGATCTGGTTCATCGGTTGCTTCTGTTTTGGCTGGTTCTATTGACTCTGTGGTCACAGCCTGTTCTGTATTGGATCCTTCTGATTGCTCACCAAAGAGTTCATTCGGGATCGAAATGTTGTCGTAACTATCTGTTGATGGTGTATCTGTACCCACCATTGGATCGTTACTGAAATTGCCTACCTGGATCTGTTCAGATTCAGGCGTGACTTCTAAATTTGTTGTTCCTGCTACGTTAACTGTTGACATTGTTCTATCCTTTCAGTTGGTCTTGCGACACTGGTTTAGTTGCAAAAAACATGAGTAGAACCGTTCTCTTTCCTTTATGGGGCTCTACCATGTGCTTCATTGGGTTATTCAATTTTCCTGCTGTATAACAAACGCCATTAAGATAGTGATCCTTTACTTCTTTAGGTTCACCGTCTATTTCAAAAAATATTCTACCACCTGTAAACTCATCCGGGTCGGATAGCAAGACAGTAGATCCATATTCACACCATCCCATATGATTGTCCACCAACTCCCCTTCAATCAGTTTACAACCATCATAATGCCATTCGTGCCCCTTTGGACGGGTCTCAACTCGCCAGTAACTGGGTTTTTCCAGTATAAACCCCTGATCATCCACCATCGATTGGTAGCGTTTTGCCACCTTTTGGAGCAATTCATTGGAAAAGTCAGAAATATTAGCGTTAGATTTGCCCATATTCCGCAGTTTCCGTGCTTCGCCAGGGGTAAGTAAGCCTGTAATCTGGTGATACATCAATATCCTTTATGTGACGGGCAGAAAACTGTTCACCGCTTATGCCCTGGGTTGGTCCATTTCTGGATCTCCCTGCCCGCCAACCAATCCTGTTACTGTTAAAATTCTTTCCTGGATGTTACCCGGTAACTGCTGAAAATCAGGTGACTCTGCTAATGTGGGATTATTGATAATCATCTGTGCCAGTGATTCTTCTGCGGGACCACCAGGACCTTCTTCCATTACCTGTGCCACTGCCATACCTAACTGCTGTTGCATCTCTTCGGCCTGTTGCACCTGTTGCTGGGGTGGAACCATCTGGTTTCTAACGTACCAGTTCTGGATCGTATCCTGCTTATCGGTGATGTTTAAAGCATTCACCACTTCTTCAATGCCATAGATACCTACCTGATACAATTCCATTGCACGTTCTTCATTGGCTACCCTGCCTTGTGCATACCTGGATCCGGTGGTTACACTCACATCAAACTCACTGTCCTGGAGTCGCTTGGCCGTGCCTGGATCAAACTCAAGTGTACCTTCTTCATTCCCATCAGCATCATAGACCGCCATTGGATTATACTCTGTAAACTCAAATTCACCTTCAGCATCCCGTTCACGGATAGATCGGATCTCTTCATCAAAGGTCAGTATCATCTGTACCATAAACTCACCGATCTCTTTGGTCATCCTGGCTACTTCATTATTAATCTTAAATCTTTGCCTTGTCTGACTGGCTTCCTGTAATGCTACAATGGCTCTTCCTGATGTAACGCCACCTGGCTTACGTCCCTGGGTCACATCATTGATCCCTGAAATGGATTCCATGAACTGACCTACCTGGGCTATGTAGTTCTGGATGTATCCGGGAATAGGTGGTGGTGATTCAAAGGTCACATCAGTAGGATCCACAACAGTTATTTCTTCACCTGGAGCCCCTGTGATCGGTCTGGTCAGTTGTCCCTTTGCTCGCTGGGTTACCTTCCTGATTGGAAATCCCATCTTGCGAATATTCTCATTAATAGCACTAAAGGTTTCATTCATTGCTTTGGTCTGGGTGCGGACCAGGTCTGTTTCACCTATACCCCAGAAGTTGTGTGGAGATTTGTAATTAGACACCATGAATACAGGCATCCGGTATAACTCTAATGGTTCATCAACAATCAGTTGATCACCTACAACTACTGTATGTCTGCCATTGGGATATTTCTCTTTGTCCTGCTCATTGGAATAGCACTCAATAACCAGTGCCATATCGTAGTCGCTGTCTGCATTAGCACTCTCAATACCACCCGTGTCATCTGTCTTCTGGTATGCCCGGTAATCATCCAACTTACCATCTGCATTAACCTTGATACCGAACTCTCTATAGATCCTGGACGTTTCCATCGGCACAGCAAACATAAAATACTCTCCGGCTTCAAGATCTAAATCATTGGCATATGGATGGGGCACTACACTAAATGGATCTACTACCTGTATATCAAATCCCTTAAAGGCTCCTTCATCTGATAGTATGGGCAGTATCTGAATAAACCCATTGGAATAGATCAGTGAATCCTTAACAGCCTGGAGTATTTTACCATATAGATCTGTCTCTTCAACAATCTGCTGGAATCTCTTCTGCATCATTTCAGCAAAGAAGATATCATTCTTCTCCCTGGGCATGACATCTACTGTGGGCTGGAAGTCATTTACAATAGGCAGTATGGTTTCTACCACAGCCAATGGGAAGTTAAATACCATCCTGGACTGTGACTCACTACCTTTAGATGGACTGGGCCAGTGGTTACCATAATACAAGCGTTCATTCTTACGCCATCTACTAACCTGTTTCTCTCTTGCTTTCTTGCTTCTGTCCAGCCAATCCCGGATCTGCGGTATACGTTCTGCTACATCGGCTACCTGGTCCAGTGCTGATGCTTGATCCATTGCTGGATAATAATCCATGCCTGCCATCAGATGTTATCCCATTGTGGTTGTGAGTGATCCACATCAACAACAATAGTCTCAATGAATCGTTCTGTTTCTGTTCTGTGATCAGGTCGTTTACTTGAGTCTACTGCTTCGCCAATCAGATACCGGAGTGCATCCACAGCGTGATCATCCTTCTTTAAAGGTTTCTCCGGCTGGTTCAAGTCTATCCTGGATGCGGATGGCTGTTCCCATTGGTAATTGATTAACTCTCTTCTCAAGTTTTCGCATGACCTGGTAATATAAATCTTATGTCCTTTAATGTACTGGGTGACCTTATCGATCCCGCCCTGGACATCATTGTTTGCACCTACAACCGGAATATGTAACTGCCTGTAACGGTTGCCTATTGTTTCCGGATCTCCCTGTTTGCCTGCACCTGTGGATGGATCAATAACATAGGTCTCGTATCTGCCTTCATTTAAGTAAGCCTTAATAGCCCTGGCGTGATAATCAACGTCCTGGCCTGCTTCATAATGCTCACGGTAGATATACATCTTGTCATCATTATCTACTGCACCCCATAGCACAGCAGTTGGATTGGTCCGGCCATGATCAATGGCAATGAACCGTCTCCAGCCCGGATCAGGATTAAAATCATTAATAACATGACTACTGGGCTCAAAGTCTGGATAGATCTGTCCTTCAAATGCATCCCAGGATCCATAGACATATCTGTTTACCCAGATCTCATTGTAGTTATTCATTAAACTGTCAATATATCCATCGGGTAGGTTCTTCTTATTCTCATCCGTTTTGGCACTGAACATAATGTTACCAGGTACTGGATCATGTATGAACCGATGCCATACCCAGTTATGTCCCAGTGGGTTGCCTGTGCCCCAACACTGGGGATCAGATACAGCCCTTAATCGACCTAATAGTGTTAAAAATACTTCTTCTGATACTTCTTCCATCTGGTCTATATAAAACCAACCCAGGTTAATCGATAGTAACTTGGCCGGATCATCCAGGGATCTAAATATGATCTCGTGACCATTCTTAAATATGACTCTGTTCTCCTGCTTCTTATAATCATAATGGACACCAGGCATGAGCCCAACCATGTGAGCCAGCTCAAAGAAGGTTCGCTGGGTTGAGTCTCGGAGTTCCGGATAGGTCTGTCTGGCTATCATACCCAACTGCGGTTTCTGATCCTTGTCCATAACACGAAGTAATCCCTTCAGGATCCCGGCAAATGTTTTACCATTACCAATACCACCAAAGAAGGCAACCACATTCTCTTCACACTGTAGAAACTTTGCCTGATTAGGATTAAGTTTAATTTCCATTCGTTTTTGAATGTTTCATTATATATTTTTTTCTGGCAGTCATAAACTCTTTTTCAGACTTATAGTATTTGCTTTTACCACCACCGGAAGCAAGATGCCTCTCCCAATGTGTTCTCTTGTCCGTAGCATCAATTTTCTTCTTGGGTGTAAATATTTTACCAGGCATAATTCCCTACTTTGATATTCATGAGTCTAAACTGATATGGATTTCGGGCCACTTGATCTCACCTTCGTGAGCCACCCGTTCTGTAAATAAAGCCAGGTGCTTGCCCTGGAGTTCTGATGCCTTTAATGAAATATTGAACTGCTCACTACCTTCCGCTTTCTGTCTCACTCTTTCAATATCATTCAATACTTTCTCTGCTGTGAGTCCTACCTTCTTCTCCCGAATGGCTTTTAAGCGGTCTATTTCTTTCTTTATGACAGGTTTTGACAAGTTCTCTGTTCCTATCCTGTTGGCAGTCTTTTCGCTGTATCCTGCTCGAATACAAGCCTGGGTAGCATTGAGATCTATTAAGTATTCCTTACAGAACATTGCCATCTTTGTAGTTAGTTTAGGCGTAGGCAATGATAATCTCCCTGGGATAGTATCCAGCATTCATTGCACTGATAGCCAGGTGAGCCCATAGCATCTGAATGTCTTCAATATCACTGAAGGCATAATCCAGTTCCAGGATCATATTTGATCCCATTCTGGCTCCGCTTCTGGTTCTTTCTTATTTAGATTTAATACAGGAGTAGGTGGCTTATCGATTTGACCTCTATGGTAAACCCATGCCCCTAATAGAAATGATGATAAGGTCAGTAACCCTACCAGTAATAATAGATATAGTTCGCCCATTGTTGGGGCGAGTATAATACAGAGTACACCACAATAACGGACAGATGGAGCCAGTTACAAAAATAGTTTAGTCTTCAATAAGTCTCTTCTCTAACTCCAGGATCCGCTTTTTAGTTCGTGGATGTAGTTTCTTAATCTTTGCTAATTTATAGTATGTTCGTAGTATAACATGAATATCAATCCGTTCCTGTCTGGTCATTCGTTCTCCGCAATGAATGTTAATAAATCATTTTCCAATTTCTCCAGGTTGTCTTCAATACGCTTAAGCCTGGTGATTACACTCCACCACAGTCCCAACATCCCCAGCCACATGAACTCGTAGAATGGGAAATACTGTGAGTCTAATAATGTCTGGATGTAGTAGGTCATTTTATTCTTCCTTTGATTGTAAACTTAATAGATACGAACATCCCCAAATAACTAATGCCCAAAATGTGAACAGCAGTATGTAGTCACTTATCATTATTATCCTCCTCTGGATATTTCTTATCACAGGGCTTACAGATCCATATACCATTCCGTTTGGTAATATTTGGAACCATAACCGCTTTTGCACCAGTAATATCTCCCACTTCTTTAGGCACATCCCTGTCACATAGATCACAAATCACCCGTAGGTTCTTACACTCATTACATACCTTTCTCTCTTTGCCGATGGTTGGAAAGTCCTGGAGATAGTCAACAAAGTTTTTATGATCCAAATTCCTGGTAACTGGTTTCTGCCAACAACGGTCACACTGTTCACAGTAGAACATTTCCCCAACTTCGTGATCAAATGTTGCCTTTTTATAGACCTGTCTTTTTTGTATATCTCTACGTTCTGGCGGGTACATCACATCGTGCATTATGCTCATAGGCTGACTCCTAATTTCTCTAATATTTGTTTATCATTTGATGAATCGTGTTTCTTCTCGATCTCTGGCTTTTCAGGAACATAAGACCTACCCCGGTGACAGGACGGACCTTCTGCTATTTGAAATTTGTCATTGGGCATATGTTTATTACCGCACACTGGACAGTAGGCAATGAACAGTCCTGTTTTGGTCCTTCTAAACTCCGGCTTCTTTTTACTGAATGTGTTAACCTTCGTTTCTTCTGTATACTCTCGGAATGCACCACCACAGAATGATCTCAAGGATGTGTGGTGGAACTCACCCGCCTTAATTCTCTTTTGTCGTTCAAGCAGATAAGGTTTCCAAAACTCTATATCTGGATTATACTTTAAACCATGCTGTACAATATCCTTACGTTCATACGGTGTTGGTGGATTTACAAGTTGTCCTTCCGGGACCCACAGTTTGAAAAATTTAATTGCAAAAGAATCGTCACCGCCTATTGGTGTTATTTCTTTATTATCTTTATTATCTTTATTTAGTAGGGACTCGTGACCGTTTCGTGGCCGTGTCGTGACCGTTTCTTTAGCGTTTCGCACATTCTGGTAAGTCTCGTACTGACAGATACTTAAGTGTGTCGCATTCCGTGTCGCTTTTGTGACCACCATCGTGTCGTTTTCCAATCGCTTCAAGTAACGGTTTACCTTACTCTTGGACCACCCTAAATCATCTGCCATATGCTGTAGACTTGTGACCACTTCACCCCTTTTGATATTGATCACCCGATTATTTATATGCCATTTCTTTTCCTGGTGATTAGCCTTCATCAATAGATAGATCCATGCCCGGAAATACTCTGCATTATCCCAGATCCAGTTCTTGGTTATCTTTCTGTGAATGCTGATCCAGCCACCTTCATTCTTCATAATGGAAACTCCATATATTTGTAGAACCAGTTACGGCCCTGCTCCTGGTTGTTTTTTGCTGTAGATAGTGCCAGGTTAATCACATCTTCCCCACTATAAGGGAAGTAGGCAATTATGTTCTTTGGCACAAAGTGAATAGCCATTACATCAATCTGACCTTTCTTATATTTTTTTAATTTAATTTCAATAGATGTGGATGTTTTAAGGGTACTCCTGGACTTTACCTGGACCCGCTTCAATGACTTACCCGTGTCTACGATCATATCAACGCCTTTATCATCCACGATAGGCAGATACACATCCATTCCCATAGAAATGATCGAATTAGCGACAAAATTTTCACCCAGCCAGCCAAGTCTTTTTGTTGTCATTTTTATATCTGACATTTATAAACCTTTGTGTATGTGCTTTGAATAACATCCCACTGACTGACATCTCGGTAACTGATCTTTTTGATCTGTGCTTCACCATAACCAAATACTACAAATATATACCAGTCACAAATCTTCCTGGGATTGTTGTGGGCATCATAATTAACCATCAGGTAGCCTTTATCTTTTTTGGCTCCCTTAATGTCATAGGTCTCACCATTGTGAACCATATCCGCACCTACAATGGGTTTAACATCTATCATAGGCGAGAAACTGATGCTACAGGTATTAGGATCCTGCCACAGCACATAGCGTACCATTAATTCTGCTTTAATCCCCAGGGATGATATTTCATTTTCCCGACTGCCCCTGAACTTGTCTGTCCCCTGCTTATATACACTGGCAGATATATTGGACCGTGATGTTGCTAACTCATCAGCCAAATAATTAATCCAGATTGGGACAGGGACGTTCATTTACTTTCCAACAATATCCTTAATCATCGAAACAAACCGAACATTACCCATACGGTGTGGCTGGTCATGTTCTTCACATACTTCCTGGATCCTTTTGAACTTGGTTGCTAATAATTGATTGGCAAGTTCATGCTGATCAGATTTCTTAAT